ACCGCCTGCATACGGCTGGCGAGGTTGTTCACGATCTGCTGGGCCTTGGCGTTGGCGCTGGGGTAGTCGGCAAGGCTAAACGGCTTTTCTGGGTCTATCCTGAGGCGATCACCCAGCAGGGCGAAGTCGTTCACCGCCTGCTGGTAGATGGTATCGATAGCCCTCAGGTACTCCTCCGTCTGCTTGTAGTGGTTTACATCGAAGCCCTGAATCGAAAAACCCGTTTTATTTGCCTTTTTAGCCACTATTTTCTTTCGCTGTAGTATTTACACTCCTTTAGCCACGTTCCCACTTTAGCGCCCCTTGGATTGCTCTCTGTGTGGCTGCAATCGGTTAGGTGATTCTCTGATTTGCCGCTGTTGTAAGCGCATGTCAGACAATCAACCTTAGGTAGTGTTCTATTTTTTCCCTTCATAATTACGCGGGGGTTGGCTCGAATACGCTGAATGAGCTTCTGCTCGACTCCTCCGTCTTGTACTGCTCGTAGTCCTCATCGGGATTGTTTGTTAGCCCTGCCTTCTGGAATGATGCTTTCTGCGACATCACCGGGTTGCCCCCGTTGGCATCCTGCCAAATCTTGATCTCGGCGGCCTCGTCCACGATCATGTAGGGCACAATCTCGGGCTCTACGAACAGATCCTCTGCCGCGCTGCCCAGCTTGGCGTTGAACTTCCCGATGTAGGCCTTGATGATGTTCAGCCTGCGCTGCATGTACTCGTCCAGCACCTCCTGATGGTCGGCCACCTTGAGGTGTGCGTCCATAAACATCAACTTCATAGTCTGTGTGGATACTTGCCCGATACCCTTCATCGCCTCAAAGCTGATGTCTGGGGTTTGGGTTATGGCATTGATCATCCTTAGCAGTGTCTCAATTTCTAGCTTAACGGCCTCAGGGGCATTCTGCCACGACAGGTAGGAGGCTTCCGAGTTCTCGTCGCCCTCAATGATAGCTCCGCTCTCACCCTTCTTGCTAAAGCCCGTGATTTGCCCCTTGACGAATATCTTCGGAGCAGCGTGGTAGTCGTTGGTGTCGGCGAAGTTCGATAGCAGCTTCTCCAGCCTGTCGATCAGGTTCTGAACATCGGCCCACTCCACCTGTGGCTGGTGCGCGTACACTATGGGAATCTTGCCAATCTCGATCTTCTTGGGGTATCCCTCCACCAGCTCGTAGCCGTCTTGTTTTCCATTTGACCCCTGCACCCAAAGGTATATGAGGTTGCTGGTGTAGGTCTCGAAGTGCCTCACCTCCTTACCCTCCACGGTGACGGTGAACTCGCGCGAGAAGGCGATGAGGTCGCCATGCTCATCGAAGTAGGGGTAAAGGCTATGCCCTAGCAGGGGCGAGAATATGGCGCAGCGTAGCTTGTACTTACTGTCGAAGCCGTAGGTCTTATTACTTTTCTCCACGGGGTACCACACCTCGGCCACCTCGGTGCAGCTGAATAGGTTGCGCGCCAGTTTACGATTTAGTGACTTGCTCTTCACGTCGTATAGCACCCGTTTCAGGGCTTTCAGCACATCCTCCTGGCTCTTATCTTCAGGCTCAGCGTTCAGCTCCACAGGATTCCCAAAGGCGAACGCCACCGCTCGCTTCACAATCAGCTTCTGTAGGGCTATGCCCACCCTTGCCACTGGCTCCAATCGGTAACCCGTTGGGGAAACTGAACCCTCCATCACGTTCACCGTGTTCTCGGTGGGCTGGAAATCGGGGTCGTCGGGGTCAATCTTCACCTTCCTGTCGGGTCTCTTGATGCGATCGAACACGTCGTGCTGGAGCGGGTCAAGCTGCTTCTTGGCTACCTCGGCAGCGGTTTCATTCGCCACCCGTCCCTTTTTAAGCTTCTCAATGATGATGCTGTAGGTGGTGTCCTCACCGCCCTGCTGTATCAGCTTCTCAATCTCGTTTTCCATGGCTTATAGTTGTTTTAGAATACTCCACTCAAATCCTTGGCGCGGCTCACCGCCTTACCTCTCCACTCAACCGTTCCTGTTAGCGCATCAGGAGCGTCATCATGGTCGTTCTTGCCCACCTTCATGTAGGTGGTTACAGCTTGGTAAAAGTCTGGCCACATCTTGTCCCAACCCCTCGGGAAGTAGACCATATTCTGCACATCGGCCGACTTGCTGAATATGCGCACCACCTTGTTATCCTTCTGGTGAAACCACTTGAAGCGGGTCTTGGTGTTGTTGAGCACCCGTGCCTGCTTCTCCACGTTGCGGGCGAACCCACGCCCCCCGTTGTTGCTCTCAATAATGCAGACCTGCGTTTGGTGTTTGGTGAGCATCTCGGCCGTTTTCGTCTCGGTGTACTCCATCGGTTTCTGCGTGTACAGGATGTCGGTCACGTAGTTGGCATCCTCTGTCTCGTAGTAGCAGATGGAACACAAGTAATCGTCGCCAGTATCCGCCGTATCGGTATAGTTCTTTCGCACCATTTTGGCCGAGTAGGGAATCACATCGTACTCTCGAAAGCCTTGCTCGTACATTAGCCCCTGTAGCGGTTTGGGATCCTGCTGGTATAGCGACTCGAATACGTGGCTATTCCTATTCCTTACCGCCTTTAGCTTCTCCAGGTTATGCCGCTCTGGCCAGAGGGGTTCGCCCTCCTCCCTTGGGTCGTAAGCCGTTGGTTTACCCACCTTAATGGCTTGATAGGTTACCACTACCCACCCGTTGGGGTTGGTTACGGGGTCGTAAATCCCTTGCTGCTCCAGTAATCGCCCGGCTAGGTCATTCTCGTGCCATCTAGTGAAGACTATGAGCTGCTGGCTGTCGTTGTGAAGGGGCGACCATGCCGTTTTGGCATCCTTGTAGATGTCATCCATAATCAGCATATCCACAGGCTCACCCGTTAGGGGGCCACCCACGCCAACGGTCTTAAAGCCACCCCTATGGCCTACTATCTCGCACTCGTCGGCATTTCGTAGCCAAGCCCCTGCCACAGTGGTGATGTTGCTAGCGTTTAGCTTGGTGCTGGGGAATATCTCAGCATACTCCTCCGTGTCAATGATCCGTTGTATCTCCCTGTTGAACTTGCGTGCCTTAGGGGCCGAATAGGAGATCACCGCTACCTTCTTGTGGGGATCTCGTCCCAAAACGAAAGCCGGGAGGCGACGGGTTGAACCTTCGGAGTTGTGAGTAGGAATTAGCTTCTCACCTGCAAGATAAATCCCTCCTTCCACCTCTATACAATGCCCCTGCTCTGGATTCTTTGCTTTTTCAATCGATATAATCGCCCTGCGCCTTATTTTAGGACTTATGCGCTTAGGCTTTTTTCTGTCTAAAGCGCATGGTATTTCGAAGTCAGGATTAAAACCCAGCTGATAAACGATGCTCTTCCCATTTATCCCCGATGTTGACTTTATGGGTTTGAACTCACAGACAGTTACTCTGCACCCCAGCGAAACAACAAGCCTTTCTACATCATCAATTAGCCTCTTGTTAATGTTCGAGAACACGACACGGCCGTTCTTGTGATAAACATATCCGTCCGTATCAATAAGCCCGGCCAGCAATTCGAGTCTCTGGTTGATAGATGAATTAAAATAGCACTCAGGGATATGTTTATTTCTAAGCAGCCCTTGTGATTTTAATTGGCTTTGAAGCCCTCGGAAACACGTTCTTACAACTCCTGTTGCCTTGTGAATATAAACGGCACCCTTTGTGTAACCAAGGTTTTCAATTTTCTCTATCTGCTGCATGTCGTCTGGATGATGCGTTATACATCCGCTTACTGAAGTACCATCGCCCAACCATGCCCCGAGAACGTAAGGATGTAGTGGCATTTCCGTTTCAGGCAGTTTTATTGCCACATTGGGATCAACCTGAAACCTATACCTATGCCCTATTGTGCCTTTAGTTCCTGAACTCAGCTTTTGTGTCAAAAGGTAATTTGTTTCGATTATCCTTTCTTTCCCGAAAGCCCTATCATACACCACCCACTCGTGATTCCCGTGGCACTGTATTACTTGACCATCGGAAAAGGTTAAATCATACTCGGACATCGTTTTTTCAGAGATCCATAAGACCTTCACAGGCTTACCCTCTCGCCCGAAAACATAATCACCTACCTTCAAATCTCCATGCCTCACAAACCCATTTGGCGTAAGAATTAACGTACTATCGCTCAATTCTTTGCCGTGCTGAGGCGGCATGAACACCATCAGCTTCTTGATCTTGCCGTCTGCAAACTTGTTAAGAACGTTGTAGTACCGAATGTGAAAAGGGGCGGGTTCGAACGTGGGCATGGTGGCCGTGGTGAACGTTAGCAAGCTGCCACGGCTCTGCCGAATCAGCCGCTCACGCAGCGCCGCTATGTAGGCCAACTTCTCACTTTTGCTCATCCCCATTTTTCCCAAGCTTTCGCTCAAATTCACCTATGCGCTGATCCAGTTCCTCGTCGGTTAAGCTCTTAAAGAGATCTTTCCCATCCTTGCCTGTTAACTCCGTGTTTAGGCGATTCTTATACTCGTCAGACGCCTTGTTCGTCAATACAAATATGATGGCGGCCGTATCGGGCTGGAAATGCTTATCGATGGTTACCTGCTCCTTGATCTTGGGCTTGGTCTTGCCATCGGGTCCCGCTTTACCCTCCACCATCACCACCTTCTTCTCCTGCACGGTGTAGCCCGTGATCTTCTTGCGCAGGGAGTTCTTGGCTTCCTGCACAATGATTTCGTCGAACTTTTCCCGTGCGCGCGCGATGGATTCTGCAAATTCTGCATGCTTCGATTGCCAGTCGTAATAGCAACGCTCTGATATATTGACATTTGCACAAATCTCGGCAATGGTGTATGTGTCCCTGCTGATTAGGTCGCATATACGCTTCACGATTCGCTTGTTGTACCTTGCCATATCGCTACTCCTTTAGGTTACACTTAAAGCCCCGCTCCTGAAGCTCAACGGATAAGAGCCGAAGGGCTACAGGGTCATCGGACTGAACGGTTAGGGAAATCTCAGTTGGTTCATTGTCCTCCTCTGGCTCTTCGGGCTCATCAAAATCGGGAATGCCCCAGTCGGCTGGTACTACGCCCCATCCCTCCTCAATCTTGGCAATAGCCTGTGGTTCCCACTGTAGATTCGCCTTACTGGTGGCATTATCGGCAATAGCCAGCTCACGCCCCTGCTTGGAATCGAGGTCGATATCCGTCCGCTTTACAGCCACTAGCTGAGTGCCGTCGGTTTCAACGATAATTACGTTCTTTAGCCCAATGGCCGCCGCCGTTTCTGTTGATTTGTTGCCCGCTATGATGCGGTTGTTCTTATCTAGCAGTAGAGAACGGCCAGCACCCAGCTCCCGAAAAGACTTCTCCAGCAGGTGCGTACCGTACTCAGTGCCCCTGTTGGCATTCAGGTTGTCGGGAACTAGCTCATCTATGCTTACTTCTATAACTTTCGGCTTCATTGCGGTTTGGTGTTGATTAACCCCAAATATAGGAAAAGCCGTATTACACTAATACGGCTTTAGGTAAAAAGATATAAACTATTTATAGCAACTCCTGTAGCAGGATGGTGTCGGGATCGATGATCTTAACGCAGCTCCGAGGGAGCCAAGTTTTATTTGACGGAGCGTAAAACCCACAGGTCTTTAGCCTGTGGGATGTAAGCGACTAACCCTGATTGAGAATATACTCAAGAATAGTATCAGGAGATGCTTCACCTATTGAACAAACGAAATAACCATCTGACCAGAAAGTATGTTCTTTCCAAAAATGTTTAAATAAGAATGACCTGTGTGATGAACGCCAAATATGATAAGTAGATTCTTGTTTTAACTTGCGAACAATAGAAGTAATTGAAAGACGAGGAATATAACGAATAAGAAAGTGAATGTGGTCTAAATCTGATTCAAACACTTCAATTTCAAAATCTGAATTAGAAGTAATGTTTAAGAGGATGGAACGCATATCTTCTTGAAAGAAGCACAGGTCTGTGAAACCCGAAGCCCATTTGTCTTTAGCAAATGGGTAGTTCACCGCCCTCGCAGTCGAAGAGGATGGCGTTGTGGCCGGGCTTGTTCACCAAGGCCTTGGCGAAGATCTTCACGGCGGGCTTGCCGTTCACCTCAAAGTGGTTCTGAATTGCTGTCATAGCGTTGCGGTTTTGGTTAATGGTTAATTATTTTCATTCGTATGGGAAACCCAGCCCAGTTCCACGCGATAAGCGCGGCGTCGCGGGTCTCCTGATTGGATCGATTTGGAAAATTGGGAATGAACTGGGAAATCTCCTGGTGGCTGATCTTCCCGTCCTTGCCCTTCCAGCACTTGCGCAGGGGTTGCTGCTCGTACACGGTTAGCCCTTTGTGTCGGCACATCTCCACGATCTTGCGCCCGGTCTCGTGGTTTCGCCCCACGGCGTTGCCCTTGGCGGCGGCCAGCCTGGCGTTATCCCACCTGGTTAGGTGCCAGTGGCTTTCGCTGAGCCAACCCGCCTCCACCACCACAATGGTGTTGGGGATGGCGCCCCTGCCGTGGAGCAGCTTGTCGATCAGCTCCGGGAAGGTGAGGGAGTATAGCCTAATAGCCCTACTCTTAACCTCTAGCCAGGCGAAGCCCGATTTGTCGCAGTCGGGGTCAATCCCGATGATATATTCTGGTTTACGCATTCTCTTTGATCATTAGGTGTTTGCGGGATAGCCTATCCTTAACGCGGTCGGCCCAATTCCTAAATGCCTTGTTGAATTCGTACTCCTGATAGTACACCCTGCGGTATCGCCGCACGTCCTGATTCTGACGGTTGAGCAGGCTGGCCACCTCGTCGGCGGTTAGGCTATTCTTCACCAGGCAGTGGTGCGTGAAGATGAGGCGGCAGTAGTACCCCTCGCGGAAT